GCTTGGCTTCTAGGTTGGCCTGTTCCTGGCACTCGTTCACCAGGGCCAGGATTCTTGCGCTAGAGAACCGATTACGCGAGGTCCCAGCGTCCAGGGCAAGGGTCCGGGTTTCTGTGCGAATCTCTCCATAGTTGAGCGCACCGGCCCGGATAGGGAAAAAGAGGGCCCCTACTGCAAGGGGGAGCCAGAGCAACAGGGACCCGAAAAGCCTACGCTTGAAAACCTCCATCATTCCTCCCCATCCCCCTACTTCCTAAATGTCCAGACGAATGTTGCGGCCATACCGAGAAAGCACAGGAAACTCACTGCCCCGTAAAAACGTAGCCACCAGTCCAGGTATTCCAGCCATGTCACCTGATTTCCTCAAATATCGCCCAGGGGAGCATGGCAAGTATCGCAAGACAGATTGTGGCCATGAAGATTGCCCCCTCATTGCGGTAGAACCAGGCAAGCATCAGAATGTCTCCGCCACCTTCATCCTGGCCCACTTCTCACAATGAGCCATTTCGTGAAGGACTTCCTTGACCGTCGCCATCCACGCCAGCCATACCTCGCACCATCCGTCGGACTTGAGGGACGCGAACCCACCAACCTCGCCTTTGACCGGGAAGCCGTAGTCGTCCGGCCCTGCACCTCTCGCCTTCCATGCCCGCGTGACGGTCCCGCCGTCGGCCCAAATGAACGTGGTGCGGGCGCGTTCCATGCGGTAGACGGCGGGGTCAGACGCGCACCCCGACAGGGCCAGGAGTAGGGGCAGGGCGACCCTCTGGGCGACGGTCATTGGCTCGACCATTAGTTGACGCTCCTCGCCACTTCCAGCCAAATCGCCCCCGTGTAGTACAGGAGAAGCGTGTCATTGGCCGTCATTCCGTAAGCCCCTGCCGCCGCGTTGAGGGCCAGGATGTCGGCTTGGTCATCTAGGGTGCAGGTCTGCGCTCCGAGCGCGACGAGCAGAAGATACTGGTTAGCCTTCGCGTTCGCCTCTCCCATCGTTACCGTCGTGCCATCGTCGTCGGAGCAGGTCAGGTGGAATGTCCCGCTAGAAACGTCAACGATGACGGTGGCGGCGTCGGCGTCCTCACCCGTATCGGCAACGGTGACTGCCCCATTGGTTTGGGCTAGGGCTCCGTCTTGGACGGTCAGCTTGGCGTTGGGGTTGGTGGTCCCGATGCCGACGTTTCCGCCCAACGGGTTCAATAGAAGCGGATACTGTGTCGCATCGCTATTTGCGACTGATGTCTGCATCCAATAGGAGTACGGAGACACGGCTGAGTCCTGCCCCAGATATAGTCCAGCGCCACCCTTGTTGCCTACAAAAAGCGTGGCGTTGGCATACGATGGAGAGCCGAATCCTCCGCTTAAAGTCACTGACGAGTTGAAGAATCCCGTCCCGTCAACATGGAGCTTGCTTGTCGGATTCGTGGTCCCGATGCCGACGTTGCCCGCAATAATCATTCCGTCGGTGGGACCAGTGGCCCCAACGTAGGCAGAACCGATTGCAACGGAGCCAGCTACGGAAAGTTTGTTTGTTCCGACAGCACCAGTTGCCGCAGAAATCGCCCCAGCCGTTACAAGGCCACCACCAAGGGCCAGGTTCCCATCGGCCACAGTGAATGTAGCGGTCTTTGTGGTGTATGGGAATATGGATATCGCCCCGTCCGTCGCGTTAGTGATGACTTCCCCGTTCTGTAAGTTCAGGTCATTGGTGAAAGCCGTCCCGCCCGCACCGCCCAGCTTGATACCGTTGGTGACTGTCTTTGCCGTCGCCTCGTTGTAAATCCAGAGTCCATGGAAGTTGTTGACGTTGGCTATGGTCGCATCCGAGAAGTACGGGGCCATCCAGATACGGGAGCCGACGAAGGCGGTCCCAGACTCGGCGGCAATCTCAGTACCACCCAAGTAGGATGCCCTGGCAGAGAACTCCCCACCGATCCCGGTACGAAGAGTCGCAGAATAGGCGGGGTCTATGTAGAACCGGCCATAGACACCCCGTGCCGTCATGGACTCATCCGCACCCTGGACACGGACAACTCCTTCTACTCCTTCCGCTGTAAAGGTCTGATTGTCGCCCTTACGCCAGTTGTATTGACCGGACAAGACTCCAACCTCGGCGTTAAGGGCCGGGGAGGATGACCCCGCCGTAGCGCGGAATAGGTTATAGACAGTCCCGTCAGCGGATGCCGTGTCGTCTAAATAATCGGCCTGGACTGTTTTATTGAGTATGTCAAGACCCGCCGTCGGCGAAGTGTTTCCTATCCCAACCTTTCCATCGCCACGGATAACAGCTATTCCGGTTGCGTCCTGGGACGATACCTTTACTACGAATCCGGTGGATGCGGAGTTTGACAACACTTCTAACTTAGCGGTTGGGAGGGTAATTCCGATACCAACGCGCTTGGTATCGCAGTCGGCGTTGAGCGTCAGGCCGTCAGTCCCGGCTTTGATGCAGTCGGCAGAAGTGCTTCCTACCGTGACGGATGACGGTGCAAGAGCTATACCATTAGCCGACGGAGAAGGAGCGTACTCCCCAGCTACGATATAGACAACCGGACAGGCCAGAAGAAGGGCGCTAGTCAGAACACTCAGCAGAGAGCGCATAGAAACCTCCCGAAACGCTAGTCTGCCGAGTGGTAAGCGCGATACCCCGCCACCCTGTCAGTCGAAGTTGACCGACTACGGCAGTACCAATTTCCAGTACCAAAGTCCGTGAAAGACGCACCAGGATACAGGTGGACCGCAGCCACGGTGTCAGCACAACTCGTAGCGGATGCCGTAGAAGAGCTAAGGCACACGCCACCAGTATTCGCGGCTATGCCCACGAACAGGACGCTTCTGGAGGTGACCCCAGCGGCCACAACCTCAGTCCAAGTCGAATACGGGCAAGCCACATTGAAGAATGTCCGCGTATCGCCCTCATGGCGAAATTGCGGCTGTGCCGCCGTGGGACCGCGCTCCCCGATCTGGTCTGAGGAGATAGCGAATCCCACGGCGGCTACTGCCACCAGGAACGCAGAGAAGATAGTCCCTTTTCGCATGTTACAGGCTCGTCGGGACCACCCGATAGAAGGCGCGGACCTTTACTGGCCCATTGGCAGAAACACCAGGGGCAACAGCGGCCCCGGTAGAGCGAAGCGCGAGGGCCTTGTTGTCGGGAAGGATGATCCCGGTGTCAAGATAGGTCGTGGACGGATAGACATACACGACTTTATCCGACGTAGCGTCAAGGAACCCAGTCGGGGTAAGCGTACCCATGATTAGGCCGGTCCCGTCGTTGGGCGAAATGTGGACGAGTCCAGCGTTCCCGGTGTAGGCCGAAGTGGCGTCATGGAACAGGAGCGCACCAAGGAAGATATTCGCGTACCCGATGCCAGGAGCCGCAACGATATCAATGGAGGTGACGCTCAACGCGATAAGCTGGGTGGACGTAATAGTGGTGTCCTTGATGTTCATTACGGACGAAGCCAAATCGCCCGCAAGGATTCCACCCGTCACGCTAATGTCAGCGATAGTAGCAGTACCCGAAACGGTCAGGTCATCCACATCGGCAGTACCGTCAATGTAGATGTCCTGCCACTGGAGGCTGGACGTTCCAAGGTCGGCGTCATCATCTGTAGTCGGGATGAGATTACCGGACGAATCCACACAAACCTCCGCACCGTCGGGACCGACGCACCAGATGTCGGCATCCGACGCGCCCTGGCTAGTCACCCTGGCGAAAGACAGCGGAGCATAAGCCATGAGCCCCGCAACGAGAAAGACGGAAATGAGTTTCTTCACCGTAATCCTCCTAGACGTTAAAATGTCGTCCCGACTTAGAGCCCTCGGGCCTTATCTTCTCAAGGTTGCTCTGGTCCGGGTCGTCCGGCCAAAGCAATCGCCCAAGGTTCTGCCACTTGCTTGCCGCCTGGACGAAAGCGGGGCTATGCTCACCGTTGGTGAAGTCCATGGCCTTTCTCAGAGCTTCCTCGTAGACCGCTTGCTTGACTGAATCAGTGGCCGAAGGATACGCCCCAAGGTGCTGCTTGGTGTCCATCCTCTCTTGGAGCCATTCCTTCAGGTGCTTCCACTCGGCCTCTGCCCCCTGGCGCTGGGCCCCGGTGAGTTTCCTCGATCCGGGACCCAGCATTTCCAGGGCTCTTTGCGTCCGACCTATGCGCCGGTCAACCGCGCCAACGTCAATGTCGGCAACCTCAGTCACTGGCAGATGCGCTTCGGGAAGGTCATCATTCCCCGGAGTTCCCGTGAGTTGAGCCTTATCGGCCCGCTCCTGGGCTATCTGCCTATTCAAGTCCTCGCGCCTCTGGTGCGAAAGGACAGGTAACTCGGTCTTTTTCCTTGCCATGTTCTTGCTCCCCCTGTTTTTTACGTCTTAGCTCACGGCATGACCGTAGACGAATCTCCAGTCAACCGCGCTCACGTTGGAGGACATATACCCAACGTGCTTGGAAACGAGCGTGTCCACCTCTCCAGCGAAGAAGAACTCGACGGGGTTCCACTCGTAGTAGCGCAGGAGTTCCTTCATGCGCTTGCTGTTGAGCATGAACCAGTTGTTGGAGTCCGAGAGCCAGTTGTGCCACACGGCCATCTTGTACTTGCCCTCATGGAAGTTGGGGTTGTTGAGAGCCGTGTCCACCTTGCCCTTGCTCTTGATAAGCTCGTAGCCCTTCTCCTCAAGAGCCGTCGGCAGGAGCAGCATGTCCGGGAACGTCCCCGCGTCGATGTTGTCCCGGTTGTCCTTGAAGGCGATCATCAGCCTCCGGGTAGCCTCGACGTTGGCGGGCGAGAACGCGCTAGAGCCAGCGTTGCCCTGGTTCGACCCGCCCACATCCGACGTATGGGCCGAGTAGCACAGGACCTGGGTATCCGCGACAGTCGTGGTCGAGAACGCGCCATTGAACACATCGGCGCAAATCCCTTCCTGGGCCCCACGGAACCGCTGGGCCAGCTTGCGGACGCGCTCCTGAACGATTCCGTACATGTCGTTCCGGCGCAGCTTCTTGGTGACTTTGATGCCACCCGCCCGCTCCACTTCCTCGACGCTCTTGCGGTACGACTGCTTGATGTCGTCGTAGGACACTTCACCGTCGAACACGCCGATAGCCCCAAGACCGCCGACGATGGCCTCGTAGACGATGGCCTGATCGGGCTTCTTGGTTGTGAACAGCGCGGGACGCATGGACACGATCTCTCCGAACTCGGTAGCGAAATGCTCGGAGAGGTCCTTCTGGACGAAGTAAGACCAGTTCTTCTGATTCATCGGGCCAGCCATTTGAGCCTCCTATCCCTCTCCGGGTTAAGCGATAAACTTCGACGCCGGATTCATGATGTAGCGGAACTTGACATTCAGATGGTCAAGGCCCGTAAGGCCGCTGTGCTTGGTGTAATCCAGGCGCTCCCAGCGGGACATGCCGTCATACTTGAACTCGATAGCCAGGGTTCCCCAAGTCAGCGAACCAGCCGCCGTCGAGGTGATGATCTTGCTGGCGTTCGAGGACAGCGTGTGCAACTGGTGAAGCTCGGGGCGAAGAACAACCACATCCGACACGGAGGTAAGTTCCTCAGTGAACGCGGTCTTGGTGATGAACGAACCCGAAGCGGAGGTGATGATATACTGAAGCTCACCCGCGCCGGGGCCGTCGGTCACATAGCACCACCCGCCGTCGATGTCGTCCTCGATGGAGGTGATGGTCACGGTCTTGGTGCCGGAAACGTAGCTCGCAACGTCAAGCTGAGTGTCCTGGTCGATCTCGATGGCAACCTCACACCCAGGCATGAACAGAGCCACATCGGCCATGACGCGGATAGCTCCGTCCTCTGGAGTGGAGTCAGTGTCCACGGAGTAGTCGTGGAGATGGGCGATGACGCCAAGCACGTTGGCGGCAGCACCCGACGCGACTATGGCGCATCCGCTGTCAGTCTCGTCGGTTACGCCGATCATAACGGCAGCGCCCTCGACGATATCGGAGCCCGCGCCGTCAACCGGCATGGAGTGAAGCCGGGAAGGCATACCCCTGATAATCTGCATAGAAGCCTCCTGAATTTCAGCGCGTTGGCGCCGGGGCCTAGGGCCCGATTGCTTTACCTAGAGGCTTCTTGGTGTACGGTGGGCGACTTCTTGCGGTACGGCCTTGGAGCAGTTACTTCGTGCTGTTCGGACTATGGCAGAACGCACAACCGGCACCCTTGCGGAGTGCCGCGTCGCCATAAGTGTCCGTGAACGTCCCGCCACCCAAAAGGGTTCCGGTTTCCGAATACTTCGTTATGGTCCCTCGCGCACCGTCGCCGCTCATGGTTCCCGAGTTGGTTGCAATCTTCTTGATGTCGTTGGGGAAGCCACAGTGACGGCAATGCGCCTTTCTCTTGGCACTAGCCCGGCCCTGGCCGCGACCATCCCGCGAATTGTTCGGGACGACGCGGCCAGAGCCAGCCGTAGCGGAGGGAAACAGTTGCTTGAACATTCCTATCTCAAGTATAACAGACAGCACCTGCCACCTGTCAAGCCCTACCGGAATTTCGGAGGCTTGTCGAAGTCGGAAGAAATGCGGACGCCATGCTTATGCTCGGGATGCTTGACTGCCTTCCTGGTGTCAGCGTCCATCTTATCTTCGATGCGGAGGCGAAAGCCTGAACCGTCATCGTAGAGTCCGGGCTTGATATCGTCATCGCTGTCCTTGTCAAAGACAGGCGCATCGTCAGGACCGGGGCCCTTTGTCTCGTTGCGGGCCTTTCCGTTGACTGTCCTAGAAGTCATCCCAGCCGCACCTCTGGCGTAGGTAATGGCCTTCTTCATGTGCCGCTCAAGTCTCTTCGGATTGGCCTTGTCGGCATCGGAAACATCGGCCAGGTAGTCCTTGATATGGCCCTTGAGCTTTGCGACCTGGGGATCAGCGTCCACGGCATCGTCAATCGCGTCACGCACGTTGACCCTGGCCTCACCGGCGATACGCTTGGACTCGTCAACAGCCCTCTCCTGGGCCTCGACGTTGGCAAGGATGGCATTGAACGGCTGGCCCATCTGCTCTGAAATCTTAGCCTGGGCCTCCTCGGTCAGTCCGCGAAGCTGGATAGACGTAACGCGGGGCTGCTGGGGGGCATCAGCGGGACGTGAAGCCATTTCCTCAAGCCTCTCCTCCAACTTAGTCAGCTTGGCTTTAAGGGCTTCCTTCTCCTCGTCAACCTTAGGAGTCTCGGCCTTAGGTGTCTCTTCGGTCTGGACTTCAGCAGTCTCCTCTGGATTGGGTGCCTCGGTGCTGGGCGTTTCTCCGTTCTTGAGTTTCAGGGTCATACCACTCCTCCTAGTTGCGCCTTGGCGCTCGGGTCCTCGATTTTGTTGGTTAGTTGCGTGATGCGTTCGCTGATTCTTGCGATGGCCTGATTCCAGCCGTCCATCTTGGCATCGCATCCGTCTACGTTGGCGATGATTGCGCGGTAGGCCCTTTCGGCTCCTACGCATTGGTCGATGATTGCCAGTCTTTCGTTTGAAGGTTTGGCCCTGTCATGCTTGGCCTCCTTCTCAGTCTCAAGGTTGGCATCTATCGAAAGCTCGATGTCCTTCTTTAGTGCCGTCCAGAACGCCGACGACTCCCCGCCCTTGAAGTGCCTGAACCTCTTGAGGCGGTCCTTGTAGAAGCCTAACTGCTTGCGGAGGGCTTCAAGCTCCGACTTTTCCGACGTTGTTAGTGGCATGGTCCCCCTATTCTCGCTTTAGTACCTTCACGATGTTCTCGTCGAATACGACGAAATTGCGGGTTCCCTTCCCCGTTGTCCTAGAGCCCTGGTCCAGGTACTTGATGCCGGGGATGCCGAGGGATTTGAGGTATTCGGAGGCTTTCTCTTTGCCTCCAAGCGCATCGGAGAGAGCCCTATAAATGTCCTCACCACCCTGGAACTTCCCGTATAGTTTTGGGTTGTTCTGAGCAAGGATTATCTTCGCCAGCTTTGCCTTTGGGCTTTTATACAGAGCATCAAATGCGGCGGTTTCTGGAGAGTCAGTACCGGCCTTGAGCGCCTTATCCGCAAGAGATTCCAGCTCTGCGTCTATGCTCTTGGCCTCATCGAGCGTGGGGAATATTTTCTTGATTGACTCGGGTTGCTCACTCAACGGCTTATCCCAATCCAGCATCTTCTCTATGTGTTCGTCGGGTAGGTCAACGTGGTAGAGGTTTTTATTTTGTTTTATCTCTATCTCTCCACTCTCAAGTGCCGCCAATGCTTCCTTTACCCTTGGAAGCCTTGCCTTCCTGATGTCCAGTAAATCTGTTTTCCCACTTTTGACAGAAGCATCCTCAATTGCATTTATGGAATATGGGCCTGTTCCCTCTAGTGTAGATATCTCTTGCTTCAGAGAGTTTTTTGCACCTTCTTTCCCATATTGTTTATACGCATCGAGCATCTTGTCCATGAATGTATATTTGTCTGCCTTAAAAGTTTTTCCTCCTATCTTCGCCTCGACGCTGCCAAGTGTATTTGCATATACCTTTGCTGTTTCTGGATTCTCCGCAAAATACAACCCATGCCCGTAAGCCTGTGCGCCCTCGCCTGTCCCGATCTTGTCCAATAGGAACTTGTCGAACTTGTGCGGGGAGCCGTGGAATACGGTCATTGCCTCAAGGGCCTTTAGTGGGGCGTCCACGTTCTCAAGAGGCCCGCCAAGCGTGGACCTGACGGCCTCTTGCAACTTAGCCATGTACCCTGCCGGGGTCTGGGACATGGGGTCTATCTTTGGGATCATTTCGATTGGCTCGGGCTGGCGTAGTACCGCATCCGAAGCCCCGCCGAAGTCTATTGGGCCCTGAGACATGGACGGCTGGACCTGTTGCCGCTGAATACCAATAGCCCCCGCCAACTCGGGCCAATTCTGGGCTAGGTACTGCTGGACCTCTGGGAACAGGTCGCTCATTGCTTGCTGTACCTGGACTTGAGCCTACGGGTAGCCTCTTCCTGCGGGACCAGTCCGTTTCGGACGGCCATCTGGGCAGCGGCACCGTCAAGCATCCTGGCTGGGTCGGCCACTCCACCGACCATCATGGCTAGTAACTGCTGAGGTGCCACAGGAGCCCCTTCTGCCGTGGAAGCATTGCCAGCCCCATCCACCTGGACCATGAGTTTTTCGGGAATCGGGAGCCTGGAAGCCATGACGTACCGATTCCAAAGCTCTACGATGATGCCGGGATTCATTTGGATGATGAGCCCACCGCCGAACTGCATAAGGCCCATTGCAATGGCGGCTATCTTGTTCATTTCCGTGGCGGGGTCAGCACCGGGCTTGATTGCCCTGAGCGAGAACCTTACCGAAGGGTCGCCAAGGATTGCGGCCTGGATCTCCTTATCGGCCCACTCACCCTTGGCCCTAGCCATGAATCGAATCTTTGATGGCATGTTCTGGTAGTAGAGTGAACGGTGTAGGTCCACGAAGTCAGGAACGGACTTGCGCCACTCCTCGATGTAGTCCTCTACCCGGAAGTCTGCCCTCTGCAACAGCATGGCTGTCTTGTTTCCGGGTGCGCTCGGGTCAGTAGGAAGGTCCCTACCACTCTGGCCCTGGGATATACCGGCCTGGATGTCCAGGTAGCGGACTACAAGGTTTTCCTCGTCCAGGCTTTCATTGGTGCGGGAGGTGCCCTGAATGACGAACTGCCTGATTCCCTTAGTTGGGTCCATGTACTGGTCAGGGACCCAAAGAGTCATGCCAGGCTTGAACTCGGCGTACTCAGCGGCCAGGTCAACGCGCTCCTTGATGGAGTCGGGGGCAATCAGGGTAACGCTGTCCGTAAGGCGTCTGACGTTGGAGCGATGCCTATGCAGTGCGTTAAGCTCTTTGTAGAGGTCCAGCCCAGTGAACAGAAGCGACTCACCTAACAGTCTGCCGTCCTTCTTGATGAACCTGAAAGGCACTACATTGGGTATGTTCTTACGAAGGTCGTAACGCTCCACCCGAAGGGCTTTGTTGGCCTCAAGGCTCCAGATTACCTTGTACCGCTCGGGAATGGAGTCTTTATTCAGGTCCAGGGAGCAAACGAGATTGGCTATCTCGTAGGACTCGGAATCGCCGTCTGCTGAGTTGATTCCGTCCGTATCGTCCCTGGACTCATCCCAAGAGGTGAACTTATCCCCGCCCTTCTTGGAGCGTACGTCCTCTATGGCTTCGGGATCGTAGTAGCCCTTCTTCGCCAGGATTTCAAACTGAGTACCGCTCTGCCTAAGAGAGAACCCGTAGATGTCAGCCTCTTGGACGGTCTTGGAGAAGATGGGCTCCCAGATGAACTTAGCCAACGGAAAGCCGGTGTACTTGGGCTTGTTGGCCGCTACGAAGTCTAGTTCGTACTCAACGTGAACCTCGTTATCCGGCTGGGCAAGGTACTCAAGAATCTCGTTGAATCTGTCCTCTTCAACACCGGCGTCTTGCGGCTCGGGGTAGTCAGCCAAGAACTCATCGACATTGGCGTAGGTCTTGAAGTCAACCCCGCTCTCAATACGTCTGTCCCACTCGCCATGGACGAAGGTAGTAGAGTCTCGGTAGATTGGGATGCATGTCTCAAGCAACACCTCCACCGCGTCGGTATCATACTCAGCAGTCCAGTTAACCGCATCCTCTACGTCCCTAAGCTCTTTGGTCAGCTTGGAGCCAGGACCGGCCTGGGCAACGAACATTCCCGCGTCTTGCTTTACCGAACGCCTGAACGATGCGGCAAGCGTCCTGCCCTGCGTCTGAGCGTACTTGGTGTTGATGGTGGACGACTGACCCGCTCCGAATGGAAAGTCAACCTCTTCCTCCTTTCCATCGTAGAACTCGGACAACTCTCTAAGCCTGGATTGGAGCTTTGAGGTATTGGTTTTCCAAGTCTCCACCTTCTCAGCCACCAGTCTTTCAAGACGCTTGCGCTGCTTGTCTCCAAGGGTCAATTTGCGGGCCTTGAAGTGCGAACCTACTCGCTCAAGCTCTTTATCGTTTACGTCCTTGACGGAGCGCGGGATATTCAGCCGAACATACATGACGGCCTCCAATGCGGCTTAAATTGCGCTCCCCCTGGGTACTTCATTCGCCCTGTTCGATCCCCTGGACCTCAAGCCCGAAAGACGGCGGCTCATCGTCGCGCATCTCAATCGAATTGACGCGAACGCGCATCTTTACGGTCTTGGTGGTGCCAACCTTATCGAATCCGCGAACCTTCTTATTTATTCGCAGAGTCGGGTACCACTTGCGCTTGGGTGTGGACGCGAGTTTGGGCATGGATGACTCTCCGTGTGCCAAGTCAACCATTGGCTCGTCCTTGGCCGTGAACTTCTTGTGCTTCTTGGCCATTACTCCATGTCCTCAAGGGCCTTCTTAGCCATGTTGCCCTTGTTGCCCTTGCGCTTCTTGTGGCGCTTGGGGCTCTCGACTTCGTTGCTCCCGCGCCTGAATGCCGGGGCCTTCTCATCGTTGGCTCGGAAGTACTTCATCGTCTTTTTCGCCATTCTACTTCTCCTTCGGGGGGGTCAGGGTCGAAGAACCATCAACGCCCTGGTCAGCGCCAAGTCCGGGCTTCGGCTGATCGTCCAGCGGCCCGCCCACAACGCCCTCGGCGTCCACATACGGCAGTCCCTCATCACCGGGCTTACTCATGTGCCTTTCCTCCTGCGGCTTCTAGGAGCCGATTCATTGACAGCTTCAAAAGGTCCTTTGCCTGGGCCTGGGATATCGGCTCAGACATCTTGGTAAGGATTTCAATGCACAGAAGCGCATTGGCCCCATCCCTGTCGTTTATCTCGCTCTTAGCCACGATGCCCTCCATCCGGCACAACCGGACCCTGATACTTCTCAAGGATGTCCTTAGCGGCCTGGGCGAACTCTGGCCCGAAGTGGACATCCAAGAGCCTTACCATACGGAGAAGGTCGCCCTTAAGCTCCGCAATGTCCATCTCGGCGGCGTCTAGGTCTAGGCTAAGTTTGTCTACTCGGGCCGAGAGTGTGGCAACAATGTCAGGCTTCTTCACTTGCCCCCCAAGAACTTCCTGAGCCCGTTGCCGAACCCGCTAGTTACGATCTTGGGCTTGCGGGCCACGTTAGCCATGTGGATGCGGTAGATGTCCCACAGGTCGTAGAGCATCCCACGGATGTAGGTAGCGGGAAGCTCCTTCCACGCTATCTGGATAGTCCACACCCCATCATCCCTGAACTCATGGCGCATGGATACGCGGTTTCCTTGCGGGTCTAGGCCCAACGCCCCGGATTCCTTGGTTTCAGTCTCGCTCATTGCGCCTCCCGGTAGAAACCTTTCGCATTCCAAGCGCAATGTTTATGTCGCGCCTAAGATTTGCCTGGTTCTCAAAAATAAGTGCCATGTTCTTCTCTATTCCTTCTTTCCAATTCTCGACTGCCCTTATTCTTGAATACACGCTCTCAATCGCAGTATTGACGACACACCTGGCCGCCCTGTCCGCCTCATTTCTGCTTCTCTCTGAAACCGAATCGGAAGCGTCCCTAATCGTTGGGATTATTCCATTAAAGAATTTGACGGCATCAGAGAAGCCTCGTATTACCCTCTCGACATCCTTCTTTGACATTGATGGTACTTGCTCACTCCCAGCACCACGAATTACCCTCATATCACGCTCCCCAGAACAGAAATACGGCCAACATCAAGGCCGCCATGACGGTTGCCATCCCGGCAATCCTAACAAACCCGTACAGGTCGAACGCCTGAAGTTGACTCATCCAGTATACCCCATGGGGTCAAACGGAATCTCGACCTCGTAAGTGGCCTCGATGTCCTCAGACTGGATGACATCGTAGGTGTTGCCCGCCCAGGTAAACCGATTCAGGACCATGGCGTGACCGTGGACGATTACGCCCATGCCTATCTGAAGGTCCTTGTACTCACCCTGCATATCCGTACCCAGACTAACAATCTGGCCACGCATAATCGGACGACGGGCCATGTCAGGAACGAATAGCGAACCCTTCTTCTCATCGTCGAACTCCCTACGGATCAGGACATGGTTTCCAATCATCTTCACGGTCTGCGGGTCAACATCTCCGCTGCTTGCAAGGCGCTTGTACTGAGTCTCTAGCGGCATCCTCTCCCCCTTTTCATCAGACTGATACTTGCCAAATCGACATGGTTGCGGTCCTTCATCCTGTGCCCTAGGTAGCCCTCTTGGTACTCGCGGATCATCTCGGCTAGGCTGAGCCAGTGTTTGCCCTTCACACAACACCCCGCTTGTAATCCCCACCCGAGGCCCCACCGCCCCTACGGATACCCATTACCTCACGGAATGAACGCTTTCGGGTATCGGTATCGTCGTAGTGGAACCGCTTCAATACGTTAGCGGCCTTGCAACAGACTACAACCGTGTCCTGCCAACAACCCGACTGAGGGCCCATCTTGCCGCGCTCGTCTAGGCAGAAGGTCCGAAGTTCGTTCAGCGTGTCCTTGCTGTTCAGCTTGATTGAGCCGTCTTTGATGCAAGCCCTTCCGTCGCTGACGTACTCGGCCTTGCTGCGCTCAGTGGTCATCCAGCCAAGCCTATCGCCTGTCTCGTTGGGCTCGTCGTAGATGTTGGGGTATCCCAGGTCAATCAGTTTGACTAGGACGGCATTTCCGGGGGTGTTGTTCTCAGGTCCCACAAGCGCCCAGCCGTAGAAGGCTCCAATGCGGGCAAGCATGACACCAAAGTCTATTGGGCTAATGTGGCCCCTAAACTGAGCCACCTGGGCCCAATTGTGCATGTCGTACACATCAGCTACAGAGTAGGCTCCCCCAGGCACACCGTCTGCCGCATCGGCAATGACAAGGTATCTGCGGCCCTGGACAGGCGAACGCCACACGGTAAATGGTCCCTTTGGGTCATTCTGGACTTCCAGGGAAGATCCACGGTCCATCAAATGCCCGCGCCACTTGACCTGCTCAAAGGCTTCTTCCTGGCGCTTCAAGCCTTCCCAGTCAAAGACCATGCGGCCAGAGGCCAGGAAGGCTTCTTCCCAGGTGGAAGGATGCTCTTGGTGGAAAAGGGTGGGGTCCTCCATGGTTCGTAGTTTGTTCCTGCGCCATGCAATCTGGTCGTAGCTCAGATTAAAAGCCTTATGTAGCCTCTGCTCCTCTTCGTCCAGCACCAACGGTGTAGAGGTTATCTGGTTGAGCGGGTCCTGCCACCATCCGTAGAAATGTGGGACCCACTCACTTTGTTGTCCTATTGCGCGGAGCCATGACGCATGGAATGGGGTCCCGGCTCCATTAGCGGTTGTCTCTTGGACTATCCAACCACCGGACTTGACCATGGCCTCGGGGGCTGAGGTCATTACCGATTCGTCACGATAATGGGCCCTCTCCGATAAGTGGAGGTGCGTGATATCATCCCCTCTGCCAAAGGCCCGCGATCCAGCCGTACCGATGTAGAACCATGAATCGGTATCCGGGAAGGAATACTCATGTTCTGACGCCTTGTTAACGCGGATTGGGTACAGACTGGTATCTCGGTAATACTGGACCCTGCGAAACAGCTTCTTGGCCGCGTCCTCGTCGTGTGAAATGACTACGGCTCGGGTGTTGGGAGTGAAGATACAAGCGTGAAGGAACATCGCCGTTATCAGGGCAGAGAATCCCATCTTCCTGGCCTTCACAATGATGTCCCTACCCGTCCGCTTTTTGTAGTAGTCCCGCTGTAGGGGGTTGAGTAGGTACGGGACCTTGTGGGAGTTGTGGTCAACGATGAAGAATGCCGACTCAATGAAATACTTGGGGTCCTCCAGATTGAGCGCGACTTGACGCCGTTGCTCATCAGTCGGCTCCATCGCCATTTCCCTGTGCGGCCTTGTACGCTGCGAGTATCGCTGTCTCTAGAGCGGCCCTGGCTCCCTTGGTAATCGGGTGATAGACCTCGCGCCAGCCGGTAGGCAACTTCTGCTTGGGCATGTCCAGCATGACGCGGCCTTCACGATTGCGGACTATTCGCATCTCAGTGATCCGAATAGACTCCTGAATCACGGCAGACACGAAAGAGAGTAGACCACCCTGCGGAACCCCATAGAAGCGTATCTCAGACACCCGCAGTGCAAGCTCAGGCATTTGGTAGCTCCGTAGGATTGATCCCGCGTTCCTGACGGGCCTGGATGATGATGTTGAGGATTTGGGCTACGCCTTGGGGGACATCGGCTATAGACTTATCTTTTGCCCCATGGAGTTGATAAGCAGTCTCCATGTACTTATGTCTAGTGGAGTAATCTGGCAATTCGCGCTCATCCATGATTACGCCCTTATCCGCAAAGAGCCTTGTTTCCGTGGCCTCAAGACCCTCCTCCAGCTTCTTGGTTAGTGCCGCAAGGTCTGTCTTAGGGTTTGCGGCAAGAAGTTCTCTTACTTTCTGCTGGACTTGCGGAAGGTCAAGGGCACGTTTTACGTTGGATTTGTCTGAGTAGTCCGCTCGTTGTGCCAACTCTGGGAGAGTGGCTTCGGGGTCTTTAACCCTTTCTCTTGCAAGTTTCGCCTGTTTGCGCGTGATGCGCCTAGGCTTTTTATCTTGCGGTTCCTGCGGCTGCTCAGTCACCCATGTTGCTCTCGATGCGAAGCCTGGAAGCCGTCCCTTGAAGCGTCATGTTGTGACATGAGTATAACAGATGGGGTATGGCACTTGTCAAGACCGATCAATTAATTCCATTTCATCTTCGATGGCTTTCTTGAACTCTGCATCAACATCATGGATACTTGAAATCCTTTCTGGATGGTAACCTTGAGCTATATACCCATGACGGAGACATAGATGCAGGCCGGTTCTACTGATTTTAATCTTTGGCATACTTTTGCATAATGTGTCTTTTTAGAAGGATGGCCCTTATTGAATCCGCATCTCTGCTATTGAGTTCCACAATCCCCCCCGTTCCGCTAGACGGAACGCTTCTTGCTGGCCTTCATGGCGGCCGCAATCTGCTCCCCGAATCTCACGAACTGCTCGGCAGAGCAATGGTGAAGCTCTGCCGGATTTTCCTCACTAAATGGGAATTCCCCGTCATGCCAAACGAACACATCAAAGCATGAGCCCTCGTCCGAGTCCTTACAGATTACGGCTACGGCCTTGCCGACATACCCGCCCATCTGCGGATACCAAATTGCGAAGTGTCTTGAATGCTCAT